AGGTTGAATAGTTTGTGCTTTGTATTCAATGATTGTTTTAGGATCACTTCCATTATTCAAATAATCTAATATTAATTTAATATCAGTATCATTCAAATTCGTGTATGTTCTAACTAAGGTATAGAAATCCAAATCTTGACAACCAGCAAAATATGCGTTTATATAGTTGTCAGCTTCTTCGTCTGAACTAAAGTTTTTAAAATATTCTCTTACTAATAAGTTTAATATACTCGGATGATCCACAACTATTTTAAAAGATAAGTTTCCTGTTCTTTCTGTATATTGATAAGTATAAATCGGTTCAGGTCTTCCTACAAATGTATTTTTATCCCATTGTGCGCTATTCTGATCGGTAACTTTCAAATCATATGGAGGAAACCACATAACTCTACCACCATTAGGACCTACTTCATCATAAGGTAAATCTTGTACAGTAAAACCAGGTATGTTAGATGTCTTCCAAGCTAAGTTTTCAATTGAAAACATATATTTTTTTGCATAAAAATCCCTTTTTCCTGGTGTTTTCTCAAAAATATTAGATGAACTTTGAAAACCTTTATTACCATCTGACATTGGAGCCATATTTAAGTTCCAAGTATTTGACATTACACTTGAATCGTATCTTCTAACATTTGTTCTCCTATATGGAGTGGAAGTTGGTATGTATTTTTTTTGTGCAATATCAAATTTATTTGCTGCCAATGGCATTAAATTATCGAATGTATAATAAGGTCTATCTTTTGTCCAAGTTCTACAATATTCAACACCCTTTAATTGACCATATTGGTCTGTATATTGAACCGCAGAACCTCTTGCCATAAACTTATCACCATCTTGAAATATTCGACTGGTTTGGTCTATAGCATTCGCTACGTGTGCTCTTGCTGAACCACCTGTATTAGGTAATGTATTTAATAAATCTTGTGTTTGACCAAAAATTGAATTTTCGGGGAATTGATAGTTTGTTGATTCTGTTTGAGTGAAATTAGAAGCTTGTGCATTCCATTCATTATTATTAGCACCTAACTTATTTAATTTAGTTGAATTAATACTTAACCAAGTTAAATTACCTGCAACTCTACCTCCTTCAGACAAATTAGTATCAATTTGCATCAATCTAGTTTGAATAGGGTCAAAAAATAAACTTAAATAATATGGACTTCTAACAGGTCTGTCGTTGAAATCACTCATAGCATAGTTAAGATTATTTCCTCTATCATCACCAATGTAAGCTGTTGATGGTGGATTTCCTAAACCTATTGCGGTTAATAATGATTTACCTAAATTTCCTGCGATATTCAAACCTCCTGTATTTGTTAGACCCATTGCTGTTGATGAATAATCAGGAGCATAAAAATTATATGAAAGATTATCTAATAGATATTGTTTTTGAGTGTCACCCAAATATTGGAAAAATAAATCCGATGGTTTTGGAGCAATTGCATTTGGGTTTCTCATTCCAAGTAAAGAACTTAAAACACTTGTAGCATCTTGAACGATATTTCCAATTGTTGTTGAAGGTCCGGCACCATAAGGATTGTTAGGATCAGTTAAATAAACACCAGGTATTTTTGTTTCAAATGATTTATTACCTTCTAATACTTCTAAAAAATTAACAATATCGGTCTTAGCATTAGGGTCAACTGTGATTGATTTTTTTAACTTTACTAAAGGTTGTTTTCCACTTATTAAACTTGATGTTATTGACGAATTACTGTTTAACGCATCACTTAAAGCACCATAACCATTTGCTGACGCTGCTATATTTTGTGAAACTCTTTGTTGAAAAGGACCTTGTGGATTATTTAAAATATTTGATACTGCAAATTTATATAATGCTGATTCGTTTTTATATGAATCAGTTTGTTCAACAATTCCAATTAATGTATGTTCACTAGCTTGGAAGTATGGATATAATTGTAAATTAGCTGCTCTTGGTAATACTTCTAAATCCTTTTCATAATACTCAGAAGGTTTATACGTATTTATAGATTGACTTTGTTTTAATTCAGCTGCTTGACTGTAAGTAATAGTACCACCCGAAACATCAGCAGAATCAGATAATGAAGCAAACGCATAGTTGTTACTTGAAAAAGTCTGTGGACCGTTAGGTTGTTGTAATGTTCTACCTATCAGAGCTTTTCTAAAATTGTTTGTTGAATCAAAATCTAAGTAACTTGGCATTATTCTTCTTTTCTATAAATAGATTATGTTGTATTTTATTTTTGCATAGTATAATCTCTACCACTTTGTTTAGCTTGTAGTGTTTGTTGTATTGTGGTATCAATATGTGCTTTGAGATTCGGGTCTTTGATAACTAAATCACCCACTGAACCTGGAGGAAAAGAAAGACCTGTAAAATTATGGGTAACAGTTAAATTACCTTTAACGTTTTGTTCAAAATTTCCTACCTTCTCAGATATCTTACTTCCTATAGCGGAGATACCCGTTTCAGCTTTCGTTATTGCTGGTGATACTACTGATTTTGCTTTTCCAAACAGTGCTGCGATATATTTTTTTAATTCATCCATTTTATTACCGGTAATACCAAGTTCTTGCCCTATTTCGGTTAACATAGTACCACCAGCATTCCTGAAGTCTTCCAATGAACTATTGATATCCTTTTTGAATGATTCACTCTGCATAACTTGACCTATTGATTTACCTTTGTTTTCAGGATTTGTATTAGCATTATACAATGCTGTAGATAAAGCACTCATTGCCTTTTGTAACGCATCAGAACTTTCACTATTATATGCTTTTGCACCTAACCTCAAAGCTATACTATTAACAGTATGCATTATATTGGATGTTGCATTATATTGCGATCTAGCAATATCTATTGGCTTTTCATCCGCCATTTTTTGTTGTAATTCTTTAAATTCTCCAATATAACCCCCCATTTCTTCTATTGATTTGAATCCACCTTGAGCTCCTTCCCCAAATATTTTTTTAGCTATTGAATCAGGAATATCGAAACCAACCTTACCTCCTTTCAACGTGGCTAAATTTGCAACAAATTCCTTTTGTTCTGGTTTAATATTCGGAAACATGTCTATTTTAGACATTATTTCGAATTTATTAGCCGCTTTAACCGCCATACTTGCTAAGTCAGCTGTTTGCATATGTAAATTTCCTGCTATTTCATTTGCTCTTATTAAATTAGCTCCGCTCACTTCGAATCTTTGCTGCTCCGTATTATATGTTGCTAAACTTCTTGCAGCACCTATTAAACTATCTTGTAATCCATCAACATTATTTATTGCATCATACATCAATTTAAGTGGGTCATTGAAATCACCAAAAGCACCACCTAAAGCTTGTAGATTTGCTGTCAAATCAATTGCTTTAGCTGGATCGAATAAGTCGTAAGCTATTTTTAAGGTATTATCTACCGATATATTTAATGATTGTGCTTGTTGAACCATTCTACCCAATCCTTCAATACCATTTTTAAAACCAAATGAATTAAGTTTATCTAATTTATCCACCAAACCATCTGTGACTTTTTTTGCGTTTAGGCCTAATCCAATGGATAATTTACCAATTTCATTAATTGTTTTGGCAGCATCCGCTAAACCTAAACCAACATTCCTAAATTTTTCTACGTTTTCAAGTAAAAATGTATTTGATTTTGTGTAAGCAGCTGATGCTTCTAATCCTTCCGCTATGGTTTCCTTCCCAACTAAAGCAAGTTTTCCACTTGCATCAGTGAGGCTTCTAACTCCATCCATAGTTTGTTTCATTGTTACTCCGTAATTAGCGACTTCAGAGCCAATAAAACCAATTTGTTTACGCATACCATCGGCTAATTCACCATATGCCGAACCTTGACCTTCCAAATTAGTACGCATTTCTGCGTCCATTTGAGCAATTGTTTGAAGTACCTTACCTGCCCCACCGACTAAATCCCCAATCAAACCAGGTATATCAAAACTTGTTATCCCCTTAATTATATCTCCAACAGTAGATTCAATATCACTTAATCCTATTCTATATTTTTCAGTATCCAACATATCAACTAAAGGAGCTATCTTAGTGTTAACTGTTTTAGCTAAACCTGAAGAATTGGTATTAAATTTTGATTGTAATTCATTGACTACCTTAGTAATATAATTTTTTAAACCTACTGGAAAATTCGCCTCATCATTTGTTTGTTGCATATATTAATCTTCTAATACAAATAAATAGCTTATTCATTATTTTCTATTAGTAAACCTACGATGTTATTTTTTTCGTGTATAGGTAGATTCAATATTTCAGTATATGAAAAACCATTCCTTAATAAAAATAACGTAGTTTGTATTTGAATTTTTTTATATTCCGTAGAAGGGACGAAAAAAGTCAACCCCAAAATCCACTAAGACTGGGATTTTTTCTCCTGATGGGGCTGTTACTTCTACAATTAAATCTAAACCAGGTTTATTTTCATTTACAAATCTACGAATAGCTTGTGAATCTTTAATTGGCATATTTTGAATAAAAGTATAAATCGCCATCGAGTCTCTATTTCCTTCGACTGATTTAATTAACATTTCCAGTCTTTTTGTGTTAATTGGTGGTACAGCCACCGATGGATCATTTTTAATTTTATCTAAATCGTTAAGTTGTTTTTTATTCAAAAATTTAAACGTGATATTTTTTTCACTCACAGGAAGAAAGAATTCATACTCACCATTAGCGTCTGGAACTAAATTAAAATCTTTAGTTTTTATTACTGATAAATCTACAGTAGCTGAAAATTCTTTGTTTGTTATGGGATCATCTAATTTTATTGTATACTCACTACCAAAGGCTGTGTTTCTTAAAAATACTAATATTGCTTGTACATCTTCATCTACTATTTCATCTATCGAAATGTCTTTATCGAGTATTTTTCTTTTCAATAATTCATCAACAATTGAACCATTATCTGATTGAGATAAATTTGGTGATTGTAAAATATTTTCATCTGCTGCAGTTAAATAAGCAACTCTTAAGCTTTTTTTATTATTTTTATAATAAATTCCTTGTGAGGGTAATGGGACTACGTCATATTGAATCGTAGGATCTACTCTAAATGTTTCTTCCATAGTATCAATTTATATAATAACTATGGTAAAGTAAAGTTTTTTTAAATAAAAAAACCGATACCCACAAAATAGGATACCGGTTTAATTTTAAATTTAAATTTGTATTAATATACTAAAATACATCTATCAGGACGTAAAGTAACGTCGATATCTGCAATTTCATCTCTAGAGTAATCTAATTGACCAAAGTTGATGTCTTGCAAAAATGTACCTTGTAATGTCCATTTTTCAATAACAACACCTGTTGGATCAAGCATCTCCAAATCAATATCTTTTTTATAACCAGCAGCATAACCCATTCTACCAGTTACTGATTCTGCGTGTAAACGGAACCATTCCATTAATGCTTGAGCAGCTGAAGGTCCAATTGGATCTCTAAATTTCACTTTCATAGTATCCCAAACGAATCTACCAGCAACATAAGTTGAAGTATTAAGGAATTGTATTTCAGTTGAGGTTATTTTAGCACTAGGTCTTTGTGAACTAGATACATACCACTCATTTATACCCATTGATGAAGGAAATCTTAGGATAAATCTATTCTGTCTTTTCGGTTCATATGGAACCGGCATCTTCATTAGTAAATCTGCCATATTGTTTTATATTAATTGTTTTTGTTTAATTATCTTGTTTATTATAAATATATTCGTTTTAAAAAAATATTTTTTCCATTTTACTTGACTTTATCAATTTTTTTTCGTAGTTTTTTACTAGTACCAGTTTTTATACTTTAAATTGATAAATAATTACTTTCTCTTTCTAATTAAATACTTAAAATTTTCAATTAATTAATAATATCTAAAATAAATTTAGAATATACTAGTCCAGTATACTGGGTGATTTTGTTCTTTGTGGAACATAAATAAAAAAGGGAGTGTTTAGAACACCCCCCTTTTTTTTATTTGTACGAATTATGCATTTTCAAATGATGCACCTGTTGGGGTAATAATAAATTCCAAATCTATAAATTCTAAAGAACGAGTAGGTTGGATGTATATTTTACCACTTAACAAGTTATTATCTAAATCTGAAGGATCACTAGAAACCGTTACACGGAAATCCGTTAAACCTCTTTCTTTTTGTATTTGAGTTAAAATTGGGTTTACCAATCTTAAGAATTCTTGTCTAACTGTATCGTCATTTTGTTCGAAAAGTAATCTTACAGCTACCGCAGATATTAATAATCTAGCTTGTAATAACAATCTTCTCACATTCAATCTATCCAAAGCAGATTGTGCAACTTGTAATGTTTTATTACCCCAAATAATAGTACCAGTATCTGAAAATGTTGCAATTGGGTTGATATTGTTATTGTATAAATTATCTCTATCACTTAAAGTTAATTTAGTAACCGCTTTGATTGAATTTACCAAGCCTCTAGTATAACCAGCCGATGCAAACCAAGGATAAGATACGTTATCTGTTAAAGCTATGTTTCTTACAACTTCGCCTGTAGGCGGTATGTATACTTGTGTTGAATTATAAGGATCGATAACTTGTATCCAAGGCCAATATGTTGCTGAATAGTTACTATCATATCCTTGATTCTGTAATGCTGAAACTACCTCTGCTGCAGTCGTGTAATTTGGAGAATTTATAACGTAAACTGAATCTGCTCTGTCGGTCTCAATCATATCAATTGTCAAATTAGTTAATGAAGAGTGGTCATTGAAATTAAGACCAGGTGTTGCAAATACATTAATTGCAACCGCCTCAGGATTAGCATAAGTTTGAATACCTTGTAGATAAGCATAATAATCAGAGTTACCAACTGTTGAGCTAAATACACCAGATCGGAAGAGC